AATAATATCTCTTATATTTTTTCCTGTTCTACTAGTATCTTTCTTTGCTTCTATTGCTACTTCATATATTTTTTTAAGTAATTTATTATAATCTTCAAGTAGTATTTCAAAAACACTACCAACTGTAAGCCTAGTAGTACCTAAAACTTTTGTTATTAATTGCAATAATCTAGTTTCTAAACTAGATGCCTGTCTATCAGCATCATAAATAAGATTATCGTTTATTTTTGTTGTTTCTTTTTGTAATAAAGTATAATCAATAGATGCTATAACACCAATACCATTACTAGGTATATGTAAAATTGTTGTTATTAAATTTTTATTATTTTTTGTTGATGTTTTAATAGATGTATTTTTTTTAGTTATAAAATCATCAATAATATTATTTATTGTTATAATATCTTGAGGAAGTAAATTTTCAAAGTTTGAATTATTTAAAGATGTAGGACCAACTTGGCGAAAATTTATAACATTTTCACCATTATTTGTTGCATCAATATAATTTGTTTGTATTCTAATTTTTGCATCACTATCTAGTTTTATAAATTCATCATTTCCCTCAAAAAGTGTTTGAATTGTAGGTTTACCTTTATTTAAATCATCATAAATATTTTTTAAGTTTATGAAATTATCTCTACTAGTTTCTAACTTTGCAATATTTTCTCTTTGTTGTTCAGAATTGATTTGTTGTTCTAATTTTGAGTATAATGTTTTAATATTTATTATTAATTCATTAAAACTAGTAATTTTATCATCAGTAAGATTTACTTTTTGTCCATCTAAATAAGGAATAGCCATTAAATATAATAATGGAATATCAGCTAATGGTGCAAATCTATTACCAACAAATTTACTTGTAATTATATAATTTCCTGATTCATCAATTGCTATATCATCTCTTGTTTTTAAGAGACTATATTTAACCATTGGTCCAAATCCACCTTTAATCTTTAAATCAAAAATAGGATAAGGTAATTGAAACATTTGAGCAAATTTACTATCAAAATTACTCAATACATTTCCTCTTAAATCATAAAAAACAACAGTTACAATTGGTACTTTATTTGCATCGTATACAACCTCAACACTTTTAATTCCAAAACCTTCATAATCTTTATTTCTACCATTATTACCCATTAATTCATCGGTATACTTGGTTGAATAATATTCATTAGTAGTTCCATCACCATTTTTTCTTGTATGAAAACCACTTAACACAATTTTATCTATACTAGATGATTTTACAAACCTATAAGCATTCTCATCATTAACTTCAACATAACCCTGTATTTTAGGTCTCATACTCAATTCAACATATGACCTTATATTTTCAAAATCAGGTATTCTAACATTATTATCTTCAGAGCCTCTTATAAACCAACTTTGGTCTCTTAGAATTTCTTCATTAGGGTCTATTAAATTCATGCTCATAAAATATACATTTTAAATACTTTAGTATTCTATTCTCTTATAATTAGTTTTTTTAAATTTCTATATTAATAATCTAATATTGAGTAATATAGAAATCTATATAAAAACCTTTTTTTATGGTTTCCAGATTTTCCAAAAAAATAGAAACCATTATTTAATTCTTCTTGTTGTTAACTCAACATTAGATATAATCTCATCATATCCTGTTTCAAATACATTGAGCATATTACCACCCTTCTTTATGAAATATCTACCATACTTAATAGGACTATTAATAGATAAATATTTCTTTACATTAAAAGTAATGGGAAAAGAATCAATATATTTTGATTTCTTATTATAGGTTAATAAATTTAATAATGATGATTCTTTTTTCATCTTAGAACCCCAAGATTTGGTTCTATTAAATTTATCTGATATAAAAGAATTTGAAACACCTAAATAATCTCTATCGTCTGTAAAAAGATTTAAACCAAAGTGGTTTGGATTTTCCTTTTTCATTGAATCTCCTTTGGTTTTCTTTTCAAGAAGATATAACTTCTTTAGTCTTTTCTGTTCTGAATCGCTTCCAATCTCATAGCGTTTTAATAAATCATTCTTTCTCAAATATTCTTCTAACTTCAATCTATCTTTATACTTAGATTGGCATTTTAGAATCAATTGTTCAATTGCTGAAAAAGTGAGAAATTTTAATTTATCAAAATCTGATATGTTTAAAAGAAATGATGCTTTCTTTAAAATACGTTCATTATAATCATTTTTAACAAACACTAATCTTTTTACTTTATTCAATCCATTTATAAAAAGAGTATTTGTTTTTGGATTATATCCAAAATACTTCTTTTCAATTAGAGATTGAATGTGTTTATTTAAAGTCTTATGACTTATTGATAAGTGATTACTAACTTCATTCTTTATTTCTGTATTTAATTTACAGTTACCTGAAGTTCTAAACGCAAAACTCAAATATGTTTTAAACTCATTTAAATTATAAGTAGAAGAAGACACAATACTACACATCATCTCCAAAGGGATGTGCAAGTGGGTTCTTTCTCTACTTTTCAAGGATTTGTAAAACAAAAATGTTGATTCTAAATATAGAGCCTTTTTTTTAAATAAATTATAAATTATTTCAAATTAGCCCAATCAATACCTCTTGGGTCAAAACCCTGTTTAATAATAATTGGAACAGCCTTCTCAACTTTCTTGTAAAATATAGTCCCATCCACGTCAATCCTATTATCAATGCGGATTGTAGGGTTACCATCAAGTTGAACTTTCATTGTTCCGCTTGTGAATAATTTGCCAAGTGCATCAAGTTTTGAAGTATCAATAGAATTAATTTGTGCTAATAATGCAGTCATTTGTTTCATGTTCTCAATATCCTTATCAACAAATTTTAAATTCTGAAGAGGTATAAGACTATTAAGTGATATGATAGACATTGAAGTTAATTCCTTTCCAACTTTACTTAAATTTGAAACATCAACATTTGCTAAATTTGCAATACTGTTTATGGTATTTGGAATTACACTATACAAATTAGCTAATCCATTAATCATATAACCAATAGCTGCTGCTGCAACACCAATTCCACCGCCAATTAAAGCTACAGCACCACCTAATAAATATAATTCAGGTGCAGCAGCAGCACTTATTTTACCTAACGCAAAAATAGCACCTACAACCGTAGCACTTATAGTAACACCAAGTATTGACATAGTTGCTATTAATGTTGTTGTTTGGTCACTATTTAATTTGGCAATTGAATCAGCCAATGAACTTGCACCTTTTGCTGCAAAATAAAGAGCAGCACCAATAGCAAGTATAGTTGCAGCAGTACCCAAACTTGAATACATTGCACCCTTACCCGAAGCTAACATTTGTGCTGCATTAAGTCCACCACCTGGAGTTGTGGTAGCAGCAGGACTTGTACCACCACCCAACAAACCACCTGTTTTTTGCCAAAGTTTAGTTGCTTTTAACCACCCCCATAAACCCGATAATATTTTTGGGCTAATCAATACAGCACCAATTGCTATACCACCTAAAATTTTACCAAATGTTGATAATTCTTTTGTTTTTTCATCTCTAAAAAAATTTAAACCCTTATTAAATGCTGTTAACATATCATTTATGAGTGTTAATGCAGGAAGAAATACTGTTTTTAATTGATTAACTAAATTAGTTAAAGTATCATTAAAGTTTTGAGATTGTATTGTTCTTTCTTCTAATGTTTGTGCTTCTGTTCTTAATGTTGAAAGATGTTTATCTGTTAATTCTGTTAATTTAACAAACTCACTACCAATCTGAATAATACCCATATTACTACCTGCTTTAAATTTAGCTAAATTAGCAATCATTTCTTTTTCTTTATCAGTACCAATCAATATTTGTTTTTTTGCAAAATCAATTTGAGCAACTTGTCTTGCTGATGCAACTAAATTACTAAAGTCCGTATTTGTTGCTTCAGCAGCAGCCCTAGCCCTATCAAAATCAATATCAGAAAGTTCAAATGTTCCTGTTTCTTTATTAAAACTAGCCATACCTTTTGTTAGTTTTGCTAGTTCTTTTGTAAATTCTTCAGGTTTATTTCTTGCAAGGAATGAAAGTTTAAATTCATCCATTTTAGCAAATTCACCACCCAATACTCTTAGGTTAGCACCTGTATCAAGTAAACCATCAAGTGTTCTAAACTTTTCAGCAGCAGCAAAAGAAGTCTCCATTGAGATTTGAAATTGTTCAGAATACTTAACCATTTGTTCAAGACCTTTTATACCATCTTGAAATCTATAACTATTAAGTTTACCAACATTTGCATTTAATTTTTTTAGTACATTATTTGTTGATAAACCTAATTTGGCTGTTGAATTCATGCTATCCTCAATGAGTTCTTTTCCTGCTTCAACAGTTGTACCCATTAGCATCATACTACTAATCAAATTACCTATCTCTTCACCTGCTAAACCCGTACCCTTTACAAGTTGTGCCATCATTATATTTTCTTCCTTTGAAAATAAATATGCCCTACCTGTTTTAGCTGCAATAGTTTGTTGGAATTCAACTATATCTTTTAAAGATGCACCTAAATAAGCAACAGCATTAATAGAACCCTCAAGTTGTTCTCTCATTGCTTTCGCCTTTTCTCCAGATAAACCAAGAAGAAGATTATTCATTCTAATCTCCTTATCAATTTTTTGTAGATAATTCCATATTTCCGTGTAACTAAAATGCTGTGAAAGCAATGATTTAGCACCATCCATCAATGTATTACCAAAAGCTTTGCTAATACTAAGTCTATCTTTTTGTATATTTATTTCTTCTTCTAATAATTTAAGATTTTTTTGACTTTCAGCAACAATCTTTTTTAAAACTTTATAGTTTTCTTTTTGTTCGTCATTAAGTGTTACAAGTAAATTACCATTTTCATCCGTTAATTTATTAAGTTCATCTTGTAATGGTATTAATGCTTTTGTTGCTCTAGAATGTTCTAATGCTTTTTTTCTAATGTTTTCTTGACCTTGTAAATAACCTGCTATTGATTTATTTTGATTACTTAGTTCAATACCTAATCTCTCCTCAAGTCTTATTCTATCTTCTGTTAATAGATACTGTGCTTTTAAATTTTCAAGCATTTTTGCTTGCTCATCTGTCAAATCTGCCATAACAATTAATTAAATTCTAATTCACATTGAATAAATTCATTATTGTTTGTACCAATATAACAATCTGTTCTTGCCTGCCCTTTATATGTTAAAAGTTTTCTTATTGTATAAATATTATAGGGAATATTACCAGTTGGTTTTGTAAATATTGTAACATAAGGATAAGACTGAGCAAAACCTTGTGGTGCATTTGTTCCTAATGGAGAACTACTAGTATTTGTTTCTTGTAATAATCTTAATTGTCTACCACTAAATGCAATATTAAAATTATTAATAATAGTATTAGCATTTGTAGGTTGATTTTGAGGTACAGTTCTAGGTGGATAAAAATCTATATTATAAAAAACATTGTTAGTTATATCTCTGTTGTTAATAACACTAACAGGTTCACTAACCATAATAAAACTCAAATAATAATTTGTTTGTGATGGGTCTGTTGCTGCATAATTTCGTAGATTTAATACCCCCTCATCTGTAATTTTATTTTCTCTATTAATTTCATCAAAATTTGATAATATTTCTAAAGAATAATTTTTAGTATTATATTCATTATTGATAGTCCTACTTTCTTTAAAATCATCAAAATAAATCTTAATATCTTCAGGTTGATTTGGGTTTGCCTTTTTAAATAAGTTTAATTTAATATATGTTTTAATAGTACTTGAACCAAATCTTGGTACATCAACACCTGTAAATGGATAAAGATAACAATCGTCATTTTCATAATAAGTAAAAAAATTATATGACATTTTATTTTCAACACGAACACCATTTTGAAGAATTGCACCTGTTAAAAAATTATTATAAGATTGTTTCTCATAAAATTCTAACCCAATTAATCTATATGAACTAACAACAGCAGCATCGCCCATAGTTGTTGAATTTTTCAAGTTCAAACCAACAAGAGCATCCACATTTTTTTGAGGAATATTTGTTACCGCACCTGCTTTACCTAATGATGGTAATATAGCTTCATTTAGATATTTATAATTTAATATCTTCATATATTTTTATTATAAATAGATATTAAACATTTTGATAACCTGATGCTCTTTGCTTTTCGGCTAACATTTTCTGATTTCGCTCGTATATAATTTGTATTATCTTTTTACGAAGATAAACAGGTATTAAATACATTACATCATAATATGAGTAGTTATTTTCAACAAGAAAATTAACTTCTTCAGCGATTAGTTCTTCGTATTTACTTTCTTGGATAAAAAAACTCCAAACCGAAGGCAATGGTCTGACGAAAAAAGTCCCCTGTGAATTTCCCTTCAAATTCATAATCGTAATCTAATCCTGGCTCTACACTTAAAATGTATCTCCTTAGTTCTAATGAATCCTTTGGTGGCATAAGTTTAACGAATTTGTCAATAAACTGTCTGTCTGATTCACCTGCAATTGTTTGAAGCTGTGCAATAATTCTTTCTTGCATTTCAAAGATTGAAGATTCGTTCTTATATTTTGAAATTTTTTCTAATCTTTGGTCTAATTTCTTTTTATCACCATAAGTTAGAAGTTTAAACTCAACTTTATGTTTACAAATTGGCAAATCAAATTCATAAAGCATGTTTTGATTTGGTTTAACTATTTCTTTGTATTTAATTGTGGATAAATCAATCGTTGTTTCATATGACTCACCATTGGTATCACGAACTTGAACAGGATATTCTTCTCCATATGCAAATCTTCTTAAAAATAGAAGAACAGCATCTAAATCACCTGTAAGTAAATCAAAAACATCCATTGAACCGTTAAATTCAGGGTCTTTGATTTTATTTTTTGCTAACAATTCAATACCTGTACCATTCTTAATATAGTTTTCAGATAAAAGATATTGTTCATCTGATGCAGTCATATACTCCACCATAAGTTTATCAATACCGCTTTCATAGAATACACCTTGCGATGGCAATTCTACATAATCCGATACGACTTTAGGTAATAAGCTATCTAGCTTAGATTTAACATTTGACATATTTTCCATAGATAATAAAATTTTATATAAATAGTATGATTTGTATTTACTATTTATTAAAAAAAACATTCATGAGTACTGTGTCAGAAATGTGGTTACCTCAAATAAAGGAAGAAAATGTTAGTGAAATCCTTCAAGAACTGAAAGATAGTGGTATCATTGTTAAAAAAGTAATGGTAGAACCAAGTTATTTGAAACCTTTACAAAAAAAGGTTATGAAGTCAAAAATTGATGATATTAATAGTGTTATTGATAATGATGGATATTTACCTCAGACTTGGGTTGATGCCAATAATAATATATTAGATGGTCACCATAGGAGTTATGTTTATCAATCAAGACCTGATATTGACAAGGTAGAATGTTATAAAATATTTCTAAATTCAAAAGATGCTTCTAGAATTTTAAATAAAATTCAAGATAGAATTGAGTTTAAAAAAGAATATAGTATTTCAAACCCAAGCACAATTAATATTTCAGACCCTATTGAAAATGAAATTAAAAGTGTTGATGTAGTTGATGATGCAAAATACTTAGGAAAGGATAAAGAGCAAGAACAAGAGCAATTAGAAGACAAATTAACCTTTGATGATGTTCAGAATAAAGTTTGTACTCTATATTCAGTAAGACCTTTTGATAAGGGTAATACTTCAGGTTTTATTATGTCATTTACAAAGGATAAAGGATATGATAAAGAATATGAAATTCTTTTTGATAAAGTTTTGCATATACCTGCCGAAGAGATGGAACTTCATGAACCATTTTATTTATCGGGTATGTATACACTTGACCCTAGTTTTGAAAAAGACCCTACAATGATTAAAAAAATGGCATCAGATGTAAATCAAGTATATGCTCATTTCATTAAGAATAGATTAAATGGATTTGCAAAAAGAGCAGGATATGATGGAATCAATTTTGGTGATAAAATAATGTTAATCATTACATAATGGCAAATAATAACAAGACAATATCAATTAAATTTCCATTTAAAGATGATACACAGAATGGAAAGTTGTTGGCAATGAATACAACAACAGTTGATGATGTCCGTTCCTCTTTATATTTTTTCTTAAACACCAAAAAGGGAGAAAGATGGTATGACCCTGATTTTGGAACAAGACTTCACGAATTCTTATTTGAAAAGAATGATAGTGTAACTGCAAACTCAATTAAAACATCACTAAAAGCTGATGTTGAAAAGTATTTTAGAAATGTAAAAATACAAGAAATAATTATTGACCAATCTGAAGAAGTTAATAAATTAACTATAAATATTATCTTTACTTATACTAATCTTTTCAATACTTTACTTGATGATATAACATTGGTTTTTGGATAAAAATATTTTATCGTATTTTATTTTAAATATTATAAAATATGAGAAAACCAAAAATTTTGATAACAAACCAAGATGTTCATGGTGTAAACTTCTATCGTTCTGAACAACCTGCCATTTCTCTTTCAAAACTATATGATGATGAATTTGAAATTGATTATATCAAAAATCCCGATTGGAATGATGATGCCTTTTTAAAACAATATGATATTATTCACGGTCATAGAACTCTTTGTGATTTTGCTCAAATGCCATTCTTGGTAGATAAACTTCATTCTTTTGGAATTAAAGTAATACTTGACATTGATGATTATTGGGAAGTTTCAAAAGAACACCCTCTTTATCACGCAGTTAAGAAAGATAATCTAAAAGATAAAATTGTTGGTAATCTTAAAATTGTTGATGGTGTTTCAACCACAACTTCAGTATATGCAAACTATATTCAAAAATATAATAAAAATATTCTTATTATTCCAAATGGTGTTAATAGAAACCTAAAAGAATGGACACCATCTGATGATAAATGTAGTTATGATAAATTAAGAATTCTTTATCTTGCAGGTTCTTCTCACTTACAAGATGTTTCTCTCCTAAAAGATAGTATTGAAAAGTTAGTTGATGATGTATCAGTTGCAAATAAATTTCAAATTCACCTTTCAGGATTTGACCTTAGAGGAACAACCACAAACTATAGTATAAATGAGGATTTTATTAAAGAAATTCAAGCAATGGGTATTTTTAATGAACAACTTTATAAAAAACTTGTTTCAAATAATTTTGATATTATTAATACTCCTGAAGTACCAAGAGAACTTGTTCAAAAATATAATGGTAATGTTTTAACAGAAAATACACAACCAATTAAACCACAAGAAACAGTTTGGACAAGATATGAAGAGATTTTTACAGGTAATTATAAGTTAATTAAAGATAAAGATTACCATGATTTCTTGATGAAGTTTGATTTAGATGCTGTTTATGAAAAACAATCCGAACAAAACTATTTTAGACATAAAACTCAAGGTCTTTATAAATTTGCAGCAAATTATAGACATGGTGATGTTGCACTTGCACCAATTAAAGTATATGGTAAAGGTGTAATGGATGATAATTCTGATAATCGCTATCAGTTTGCCAAATCAAATCTTAAAGTAATTGAGGCGGCATTCCATAAAGTTCCTGTAATTGCTTCTGATGTTCCAATTTATAATCATGATAAAGATTGGGTTGATGGAAAGAACATTTTATATGTAAATCCCGATAGACAATATAAGGATTGGTATAAAAAGATTAAATATTGTATTAATAATCCAAATCATGTAAAAGATATGGGCGAAGCAGCATATGAACTTGCTTGTAAAAGATATGATATTGATGTTTTATCAAAAATAAGAGCAGACTTTTATAGAAGTCTTGTAAAGGAAAACCAACTTGAATTAGTTTAGTTGTTGTTCTTGTACTGATGTAACATTAGGGTCTTCCACAGTTGGTTCAATACCACTTAGAAGACCTATTTCTACATTATTTCTGTTAATATAATTTTTTTGAAAAATTATTGCACTTATAAATGCAAAATCTTCTAACAATAATGCGTGGTCAACTTCTTTTTTTTCAAACATTATTTGAATGGCTTTTACATGAAACCATACAACCATTACAAATAAAATAGCAGCCAAAAACCTACTTAATGAGTATTTTTTAGAATTACTATCTCTAAATAAATCAAAAAAAACTTTGTATAAAGTTTTAACCAATGGGTTTTCTAACAATGAACTAAACATAATCCTAACTATTTAATATAAATAGTATTCTAATGAGTTTTATACAAAAAAGTGATGCAGTTGTAATAAATAGCAAACTAACAAATACAGGTAGATTATTACTTGCTTCAGGTAGTTTAACATTCAAGAAAATTGAATTTGGTGATTCAGAAATGGACTATAATTTTCTAAGAGATAATAGTGCAATTATTGAAGGTACTGACTTTGTGATGATGCGACCTAAAGATGCTAATCCAAATATAAAATATCCTTTACCAATATCAGAAACATCTATAGATACAAAAACTGATATTGTTCAAATAAGTCCAACTATTCGTCTTATAACAAATACTGCAAAACAAAGAGGATTTTTTACAGGCTCAACTTCAGCAGGATTTACAGCACTTACTTCTTCAACCTATGTTTTAGGAATAACAACTGCTTTAATTACGGGTGTTACAGGTTCTACAATACTTAAAGTAGCATCTGCAACAAATATTACAGCAGGAACAATGCTTTTAGTTGATTGGAGAAATCCAAAACTATTATCTTTTACTGCTTTAACAGGGGTAATTGGTGAAGCATATCCAAGACCATTTCTTTGGTATAAAGTTATTTCAGTCAATGGTATTAATATTGAAGTTGATAGACCACTACCAAATTTTAATGCTCAAGGTGGGGCGGTAGAAAGTTTGGTTTACGTTTATCCACCAAATAATGCAGTTGATAATTATTATAGTACAGGTACTACAGTTTCTTATTGGAATTATAATACTTTAGCTTTTGATTCAACCTGTAACATTGGTTCAAACGATGATGTTTCAGTATGGAACTTTACCATTGCTTATAATCAAACACCAGCAGGTGTGACAAATGGCTATGAAGCACAATATTATGACAATGCAGTCTTCACAGGTTTTAAAGAATACATTCAAGGTCAAACATCAAAATCAAATATACAACAGTTAGGTATTATACACTATACCAATAACTCCATTTCAAATTATTATGGTGAGGGATTTTTAAATAACACATTTAAATTAACTCTACCAACAATTATGTATCATGGTAAAAAAACTAGAACAATGGGTATTGTTTTATCAGCAATGACAAAACAAAATCTACCAACTACTTTGACAGGTTTCACAACCGAATTTTATGATTTGGTTGAAACAACATCTTTAAATATTGTTGGTAAAGTGTTTAATGATTTAAGAATTGCTGTAATTGAAGACGAAGAAATTGTAAATGCTTTAGCATTAAAAAGTGATAGGTCACATACACTACCATTACCAAAATGGCAAAATGTTAATGCAACCGCAGCAGAGATTTCAGCAAATAATTTATTATTACCAAAATTTATAGGGTCACCAACTCAATATCTTGCATTGACATATATTTTAACAACACAAAATTACCATACAAATAGAAGTTTTGGTTTTAGAGGTGGTATTCATTGTGGATATATAAAATATTTTGACCAAAGTTCAACAACAGATAGAAATATTTTATTTAGTTTTGAACAATCTGACCTTATATTTATGGAAAATTATCTTCCAAGTTCTGATGGAACAGGATTTAATGTAAATAATCTTTATATTTTAGCACAAATAGTGCCATATAATGCAAAACCATCTCCTGATGCTTGGAAATTAATTGATTATACTGCTAATTTAGCAGGATACGCTGATTGGAATGGTAATTATAATATGCCAGTATCAGCATTAACCCAAACATACAGAATTACAAAAACTGAATACGATGCAGGTTCAACTTATAATATTGAAAGTTTTATAGGTCCACTACCAACTTCACCATCATATACATCAGGTTTAGGTTTTGGAGAAGAAAGTATTTTATTAGGTAATGTAAATACTAGTATAAAAGCAAATGTTTATAAAACAAAAATATCACAAAGTTTAGGATTTTCACAATACAATACCTCAAATAATCCAACATTTGAAGATGGTGATAATGTTTTTGTTACAGAAGCAGGTGTTTATGATGATAATAACAATTTAGTTGCGGTTTCAAAATTAAATAACCCAATTAAAAAGAATAACACTAAATTATTTACAATAGAAATAGATATGGATTTTTAATATGGGATTTATACCAAGTGCATCAACAAAAACATTAACAGCTTATCTTACCCAAATAGGTAGACAGTACATATTAACAGGTAATAAAAATGATTTTAATATAAAATTCTTTTCTTTACATGACAATGATATAAATTACAATATCTCATCTGATTTCGTTGATGGTGATTATAATATATTAAAAAGTGGTTTTGTTCCCGATATTACAGGGGATGATGATGATTGTATTAAAAGTATTGCACAAGGAATTATTGTGAATCCAAATACTGTAATTACAGGTGGAACAAATTTAAATAGCGTCAGACCCATATTTGTTGGATTTGTTGAAACAACAAAAACATCACCACAAAGTTCTACCAATACTTCATTTAATGATACATTTAATGTATCACTTACAGCACCAATAGGTGATAATACACCAATTACTTCATCTGAATTTCAAAACACTTCATTTGTTATTACAGTATTAGAAAATAGTCAATTTGTTAAAAATATTGCTATTAATGGTGTTATAGGTAATAGTGACATAATTAAATTTGATAATAATCCAATAAAAAATATCACATTAAGTTTTGAAAAAAATACAGCAGTTCAAAGTCAAACAGACTCAACTATAACAACATCAATAACACTTGGGTTTACAAATTTAACTTATGCACTAGAAAAACGTGGAGCACAAACATTTACATATACAGTAACACTAACAATAGAAGGAACTGGTGGAGGACCATCAGAAAATGAATAATTTTATAAATGGGATTTGTACCAAGTTCATCAACAATTCAATTATATGCATATTTTACACAATCTGCAAGAGAGAAAATATTTAATGATGAGAAAAATAATTTTACTGTCACATATTTTACACTTCATGATAATGATGTGAATTATTATTTAAGTAGTAAACCCACAACTACAACTCCATATAACACATTACCAAGCGGTTTTATTCCCGATGTTACAGGAGATTCTGATACATGTATAAAAAGTTTAGCATCAGGACGTTATCTTAAAAATAATATGTTAACAGGGTCATCTATTGTTACTGTACCAATTCCACCTGACGTAATAAATCCACCTATTGTAGTAAACCCACCCACAACAACTGTACCTACATATAAAATAACACCAAATAAACTAGAAATAGCAGAAAGAGCAATATCAGTAGAAGGTAGAACAGTTATATTCATAGTTGAAACAACTGATATACCAGATAATACTGTTTTATATTGGGAAAATATTGGTACTACAAGCCCTAGCGATTTCATAGATAATACAAATACAGGTACGGTTACTATCACTAATGGTAGTGGTACAATTACAAGAATATTGGGGGGGGATTTTATAAAAGAGATTGGTGCAGAAACAATTAAAATACAATTGAGTAACATTGTACAAACTGTTAAAATCTCAGTTGATGTTATGGTATACGAATTAATATAAATAAAATGGGATTTGTAAATAAATCGAATAATAAAAAAATTTACGCATATCTTACTCAAAACGGTAAAGTAAAGATATTAACTGGTGAAACCATTGATTTCCAAGTTAAATATTTTTCTTTGCATGATAATGATGTTAATTACTACATATCATCTAAAAAATCAAATAATATATACAATACACTACCAAGTGGATTTATTCCCGATATTACAGGAGATGATAATATCTGTTCCCCAAATATTTTAAATACGGTTTTAAAAGATGCATTAACAACACCTATAATTGTATTAACTCCTGAGTATGTAATTCAACCTAATAAAATTTCTGTTAATGAAGGAGAAAAAATTACATATACAATAACAACACAAAATATTACTGATAATATTTTATATTGGTCATACAATGGAACAACGAGTTCAGCAGATTTTATCGAAGGTATTAGTGCAGGGTCAATGAACCCAATATCACTTATTACAAACACATCAACACCTTCAATAAAATCTGCTTCATTTTCTTTAAATGTAAGAAATGATGTTTCAACAGAAGGTGCTGAAAATATAACTGTGTATTTAAAAAATGCAGCAGGAGATACTTTAGCAACAGCAGCACAAGTAATTATTAATGATACATCACTTACAGTACCCCCTTTACCTCCTTTACAAGGTGGTATAATTCAAACATGTTTAGATAATGGTACAGATAAATTAAAAATACAAATTATTTCCGCAGTAGGTGGTGCAGGTGGTCCATATAAATGGAAAGCAGTACCAGTTGATTCTAATGGTAATCTTGTAATTATGTATGACCCAAATATATATACTTTTAAACAAACTAATGAAACATATGATTTTCCAACAACATATGGAAATAATAATGTCTATTATAAAATATATTTAATTGATTCACAAGGAAATCAAGGTCTTATTAATACAACAACCACAACTTGTGCAGTATCTGTTGGAGATTTAATATTAAATGTTGCACCTGCAACTTTTGCAACAGGTAATGTAGGTGGTATAGGTAATAGTAATGGTCAAACTGTTATTACAACAGGGGAAGTAACATTTCCTCTTACTCTTTTATTAACTAGAAGTGATGGTAGTGCAATAACAACTAATGACCTAAACTTTACATTTTCTATAATAAAATCAGAAGGTAATTCAAATACTATGGACCTTACATATGATTTATATAATCAGCAAACTGGATATGCACCATTAAGTACACCTATTATATATAATTTTAGCGATGCAATAGCTAGTCCTAGTAATACAATCTATACTAAAAGAATAACTTTAAGAGTGGCTAGAAATAGTAATTCACTTTTAAAACCTATTGGTGGCACATTTCCTACCCCACAACAAAGGTTTTATACATTTAAAATCAAAGTAACTAATTCAAGTTTGATAGTAAATGATACACTAACACTTACAACTAGTACATACGAATGGTAATTTAATTAAACAACTATTTATTATAAAATATAATGGCAGCAACAGGATATAAACTTATCGAATCAGGAACGACAGGATTTCAAAAAATTCCAACAAGGAATAGTTCAAATTTAAATGGTGTTAATTTATTATACACCTTTGCTAAAGTTGACGAACCAAGTACACCATATGGTAATTTATTTAAATCATTTAACTTACCAATTACACCAAGTGAAATTGAAATATTTACTCAAAAATATAAAGATACTGCATTTCAATATTTACAAAAAGATAGAATAATTGTTGTCGAAATTCCAAAAGGTCAATATGGTGAACTTATTGATGGTAAAACATTTGCATTAACAATTCCTGTTACTCTAAACAGCATAGCGACATCAACAACATTATATTCAACATATTTTGGATATAAAGATTCTGATGGTTCAACTTTTATAAATAATTTAAATTCTTTATTAAGTGACCCAAATCAACAATCTAGTGAATTTGGTATACCACCTAGTTCTGATAGTAATTTTAATTCAAATGTATCTTTTCTATTTTCAAATGATATTCAAAGACCACAATTACCAGGTAATGAACAAACAGTTCTTTTATCATCATATACAGTAAACGATAATAATATTTCAAACTATCGTGGCAATCCCATTACCTTAACGTCTATTACTTTCAGTTCAGGTGATAGAATTTCAGTTGAAATTTTTCCTAATGTTCTAAATGCTAGTATAGCTGGAATTGTGGCATATATTGGAAATCAAAAATTATACCCTTCAAATCAGAATTCATATTCAAATTATGTGACAATACCAGAAGGTTTTACAAATGAAAATATTATAATTTATGATGAAACTACAAGTCAATTTTCAAAACCTATATTAAAACTCATATCTGTTATAATAAAACAATCAATTGATAATTCAAATCTTTCTTGGAGTAGATACATATCCCCATCAAATAAATTTCCAACCACATCTAATGATTTAAGAGGAAAAAGATACGCATCATTTAATAAAATTGGTACAATACCTGTTTATGATATACCTGTAGGAATTCTCTTCCAAGATAAAGGAATTGCTGTTATTACAGACTCAACAATAGTTGATAATTTCTTATATATATCAGGAAAATCTTCAGGATATAACGGTATTGGTGCTGGAAATGCATACACAGGTGATACAAATTTTGCAAAAATTTACTTTACAAATACAACAATTTCAAATGCACAATTTGATTCAATCACAACAGAGTTTATTCAAAATATATGGTGTATTGCAAATGCAGGAGAATTTGTTGGTTCAACCAATTCAACATATGCAGATGCTTACGGAGAAGAGGAAGCAGAAAAACCTGTATTCATCACATCAATTGGCCTTTACAATGCAAATTATGAATTAATTGGTATTGGTAAATTTAGTGAACCTGTAAAGAAATTACCAAACACAATTTTACCATTTAATATCAAATTGGTAATATAACGTATTATATTTTATGGAAATTATTGATTTTAAAGATTTGGGTATTATGATACCCAAAGATAGGGTATTTATATCTTTTGATATATCAACAAGTTGCATTGGTTTTTCAATGTACAATCAAAATTTTGAACTTATTTCAGTAAAGGCACTCAAAATGGTAACAAATAAAGAATGCAATGATGACCCTGAAATTACAAAGGGGGATGCATTTAAAAAATTTGTTGAGCAATTGCAAATTTATGAAATTATTGATATCTTTGTTGAAGAACCTTTGGTAAAGTCAAATAATGTCTACACGGTAAATAAGTTGTTGAAATTCAATGGTATATGTTCCTATATATTAAGAGATGTGCTTGGACTCATACCTAAATTTATGAGTGTTGATGAAGTTAGGCGAATATTCTGTCCTGAAATGACGGAATATGATGCAAAGAAAAACAAGTTTACATTAAAATTTAAATCTAGGAAAATTGACCCAAAAACATATATCTTTGAAAAGATTGCAAAAGATTATGAAAATATTTCTTGGTTATATAATAAGAACGGTAAGTTAAAAACTGAAAACTTTGATATTACAGATTCTATTGCACTTGCAAAATCATCATTTAAGAAATACTATGAAAAAGAATACTAAAAAAGATAAACCACAAGTATATGTTAATTTATTAACAACAATTAATATGTTTTCATACTTTTCTTGTGAAATGATTCTACCTGAAGATGTGGATGATTTTTTTGAAGAGTATGGTAAAGAATATGAAAATTCAGAAGAGTTTTTTGAAACACTTGACCCAATACTTGAGCAATCGCATAGGGTAATGTATTTAACAGGTACTCTTGTTGATACTGAATTTATTGACTTTATCAATACTTGGGAACAGATATCAATAGAAGATAAAAAGAAACATATTAAAAAAGATTATATTGATTTGCTTATTCCTGTAACAGTTCATTATAGTAATAATGAACATTTTACAACTCTTTATGTTGTTGACCTTTTTAAAATAAAAACAAAAAGAAGGAAAAAAACAGAGATTGAACTTCAGTCGGAGTTGGATGATGCTCTTAAAACAGAGAATTACGAATTAGCTGTTAAAATTAGAGAAAAAATCAAAAAGATTAAAAAATAGTTTATATTTGTCGTATGAATACACAAAATTATATTTCAGTTGAGAATAGAATTGAAAATGCAATTAAAATTTTCAATTACTGTTTTCAAAATAATGTGTCTATCAATAAAGCCGAACTTGATTTAGGTTTTTATGAGGGGTTTATTAAAAAAATATTTATAAGTAATTCCATAAAAGAATCTAATAGATATTTTCAATTGATTGAATTAAGGAATAAATACAACTCTTTAAAAGATATTAAAACAACACCTAGCATTGTTCATAGAGTGGATGTGGATAAAGAAGAGAAATACGATAATAGAAGTACTTGGATAGGTAATCGTGATGAGAATAATAAAATTATTGATTACTCTTTTACAATCTATATTCAAGGAGAAAAACCATTTGTTGGTAAACTAACAAGAGAACAACTTGAAACTATTCATCAATATTATCCTTATGTGACAATGATGAATGTTTCTTCTTACTTTCCCTATTTAACATTTCAACAATTTAAAAGAGTTATTAGATGTTTTAATATCACAAAAGACATGCTCTTTCCTTTGCATATTCTTGAAGAACATACAGAGGAAGAGATTGCTGAATTTGCATTAAAAAATAAAGCATCAGCAAGTCTTAATAAAATTGTTGAAAAAAGAGCATCATTCATTGAAAAGAAATATTTTGAAAGTCAAGAAAAAATTCACGATTTAAAAGATATTCAAAAGTTCATTGAGGAAAGTATTGAAAAATATTATACAAGAGAAGAAACAAATGAATTGTCAAAACCTCAAATTTTTGGTCAATATACAGATATTTGTTATCTAATGTATTCTGATATTCACTATGGTAAGAAATACAGTATTCCTGTTTTTGGAAGAGGTTATAATAAAGACATTGCACATGAAAGAATGATGCAAATTGCTAAAAAGACAGTAGATTATATTAGATTTAAAAATCTTAATAAACTTTATATTCTTTTTGGTGGGGATATGTATGAATCAATCATGACAGGTGGAATGAGAGCAGAACACCTTAAATCAATGGATATTACAGGTATTGACCAACTTATTTTTGGTGTTGATTCTCAAATTGAATTCTTAAATGTATTAAGAAATGAATTAGGAAATGAATTCCCAATTGTTGTTACATACATTGGTGGTAATCACGATAGAATTGGTAAAGATAGAGATGATGACCAAGAAAGAACAGGTTCTCTAATTGCTTACCATATGATTGAAAGAGAATTTAAAAATGATGATTTTATCAGATTTAATATTCCAAGAAAACAAGTGTATGTTGAGAAACATCAAAACCATGATATGAATGATTTGTGTATCATTGCACATCATGGTGATGCTGAAATCATTAAGAAAAAAGGACATGAACTTGTTAATCTTTATGGTATTGGTACATCAGGATATCACTTGGTTGTAAATGGTCATTGGCATTCAAGTGAAATCTCATTTAATGCAGGAACAAATTATATGGAAATCTCTTTACCATCTGTTTGCTCAGTAGATGAGTTTATTTTGGATAGACTAGGTAATAATCAACTTCCAGGATTTCTTTTAGGTATTTGTGAAAACTCAGGTTTTAGCTTTACAAACGAAGTACTTTATTAATTTATGATTACAAGATACGATATTGAAAACGGTATTATCATTGACATTGAAACCGTACCCGAATTTTCGTCATTTGAAGAATGTAAAAAATTAAAACCTGCATTAGCAGCAAGTTTTCAAAAAAGAGCAAAATGGTATGCCGATAATGAATATCGTTCTGACTTAACTGAAGAACTTCTAAGTAAAATCTATTTTGAGAAAGCACCTCTTTATTCAGAATATGGTAAAATTGTTGTAATCAGTTGTGGTGGATTCAAAGATGATGAAGTTGTTACAATTTCATTCTCATCTGTATATGATGAAGCAGAAATTATTAACAATTTTTTTACATTTATTAACAAAAAGATTTTAAAAAATCCAACAAGTTGTATTGTTGGTTATAATATTAACACATTTGATGTACCGTTTATTATAAAAAGGGCATTTATTAATAATATTAAACAAATTCCACCTATTTTTAGAATTTTTGACAAGAAACCTTGGGAATTATCAGCAAAATTTAAAGATATATTTCTTTTATGGCAAATGAATACAAGAAATTTTGTTTCTTTGGATGCTGTTGCCAGTTGTTTAGGTCTTGAAACACATAAAGATATAATGGATGGGTCAATGGTTGGTTCAACATTCCACAAAGAAAAGAACCTAAAAAAGATTGTTGATTATTGTGAAATGGATGTTGCACTAACAGGGAAAGTGATGAAGAGATTGTGTATAGATGCTTAAAGAAATACTTTTAAATCCGATTGATAAGTTTGTCAAAGAAGAAAATGATAAAAAGTATATTATCATATGTGATACTTTAAGGAATGACTTTGATAAATATATTACATCATTATCCAAAAAAGAGTATGCACCTGCATATGTTATAAAGAAAGATGGGTCTATACATAAATTTTATGATGAAAAGTATTATTCCGATTTCACAACAATAGAAAAAATAAATAAGAACTCAATTTTTGTTGCATTAGAAAATGCAGGTAAATTAATCAATATTGATGATAACTTTTTAAATTGGTGTAATGATAAAATTGATAAAAAAAATGTTGATGAAATAAGTCTTAATAAGGATACAAGTTTTTACGATAAATACACAAAAATCCAAACAGAAGCATTAGCACATTTAATCATTTATTTAGGAAATAAACATAATTTACATCTTAAAGAGATTAACATAAAAAATAGAGAAGACAATTCTATAATTTTTTTAAATCATATTGATGTCTTCTCTTATTCTCCAAATTCAACTTTAAATGTTGATAAACTAAATTCTATTATTTTTAAAATTTAGTTTGCTTCATTGTCATAAGTTCTTGTATCATTTTTTGAACCTCATCTTGGTCTTCTTTACTTAAAGAAGAATCATCAGAACCACTACTTTTTGTTTTATTTGATTTGACTTCCAAATCACCAAAGATTTTAACACTATTAAGATGTTTGGTAATTAGGTCTGTTTTCATCTTTAAATACTCCTTAAAAGCATTCAAAGAATTGTTTCTTGACTGTTCAAGCTGTGCCATTAATTGAAGCCTTACAGGGTCTTCAATGCTGTCAGAGCCTAACTCTTCAATGATACGAAGTACGAAATTATAATGTCTGACTCCCATTTGTTTATAGTTCTCAAGGATACTATAAACTTCATTCATATGTTTTTCTATACTTTCCTGTGTTAACGATAATTTTGAGCGTTTTAGTCTAGGCATATAGTTTATTATAAATAGTATTTTTTAACTATTTATGGAAAATAAGTATTAAATGGCTACAGCATTAAATTATAATAAAAGGAATTTTTTTGAGATAAAAGAGGATATAAAAAATTATATCAAAACTAATTATCCCGATGTTTTTTTAAACTTAGAAGATACCTCAGTAGGTTCTGTCTTTATTGATATATTAGCAGGTACAAGTGAAATGAATTATTTCAATCTTGACCGTGTATTTCAGGAAACTCAACTTGAAAATGCTCAATTAAAAAAGTCATTATTTAATATTGCTAAAAACTTAGGTGTTAAACTACCAAATAAAAAACCTGCTGTCACATTAATTAATATTGAAGCTGTTATACCAGCAAATGGTGAAAGCTTTGATGATGCTTATCTACCCATTGTAAAAGCAGGTACACAATTTACAAATGGCAATGTTACATTTGAATTATTAGGTGATTGTGATTTTTCAACTGATTTTTCAATTGAAGGAACATCTGAAAATAGGTCTTCAGTTCCAATTGAAAATAACTTTGGTGAGATTGTAGCATATAGAATTATTAAACAAGAAATTGTTTATAATGGTTCTACAAGAATTGCAAGAAGATATATTTCAAATGAAGAATCAACACCATTCTATCAAATTGTTTTATCTGAAGATGATGTTATTGATGTAACCTCAATAGTTGCTAAAACAGGTAATATAACTACAGTACCTACAGATGATGAATTTAATGACCAAGATTTACAATTTTTTCAAGTTGAATATTTAGCCGAATCTGAAGTTTTTGTTGAAACATCTCCTGTCATTTCTGAAAATGGTGTTAGAAAAGGAAATTGGAAAAAAATAAAGAAAAAATTTATTAAAGAATTTAGTGAAGAAGGTTTTTGTAGAGTAACTTTTGGTGGAGGTGATGGTAATATAAATGTATTTAATAATACTATAGAAAACTCTGCAAATTTCTCAAAAATAGAGTCTTACCTATACAATACAGCTTTAGGTGAAAAAGTAAAAGGAAACACAACAATATTCATAAAATATAGAGTTGGTGGTGGTTCAAATACTAATCTTGGACCAAACACATTAACAACAATTGCAAATAAAACGGTTATTATTAACGGTCCAAAACAAAATATTAACCAATCAATCATAAATACAATGACTTGCAATAATCCTATCCCTGCACTAGGTGGTAAGGATGCACTTTCAATTGAAGAAATCAGAAATATGATTTCTTATAATTATGGAGCACAAAACAGAGCAGTAACATTGGAAGATTATTATGCTATTCTTTTCAGAATGGATGGTAAATATGGTGTACCATTTAAATTTTCTACTTCATTAAGAAATAATGCTATTGTATATAATATTATTGGTTTAAATTCAGAAGGCAAACTTGATAATACTTCTACAAATTTATTAAAACAAAATATTGCGGAGTTCTTAACTAAACATAGAATGATTAATGATTATATTAGAGTTGATGATGGAAAAATATATAATCTTTCTTACAATATAAATGTTTTAGTTGAAAAAACAAATACTAATGATTTTGACATTATTGCTAGAACCATTAAAGAGATATTGAATTTTCATTCAATATATAAAGCTGTAATGGGGCAAAATCTTTATATCGGTAGACTATTTGAAGCAATCAATAATGTTCCAAATGTAATTAATATTAACTCAATTAGGTGTTATAATAAAACAGGTGTATCATATTCTTCAAATAAAATGAATGCTGTGTTTTTAGATAATACAACAGGTGAATTAGATTTATCCGATGGTATTCTATATAACACATATGATGGTATTTTTGAAATAAAGTATAATAATGATATTAAGGTTACTGTAACTAAATTAGGATAAAATGAATGTTAATCAAAAAAAATCAAATATTATTGATAAAATAAAACTTTATATGACTATGGCAAATAGTGATATAGATGTAAAAAGTTTTGAATCATTCATATCTGACCAAAACGACCCTTTAAATTTTTTACTTACCATTTATAAAACCATAGAAGGTGAAAATGCATTGGAAACAATGACAGAATACTTATTGAGTAAAGTAATTACACAAGAATATTTAGATAAATTAACAAATAAATTTTATAATAAAATAACTAAAAAAATACCTGAAAATATAACAATACCATCTCAATATAGTACTAATGGTATAGAAATGCCTATTGGTAGTTTTGATTTAACCAATAGTTTAAAAAAACCCGTACCAAGCACTTCAACAGCATTTAACCCCAATAATTTATTTAGAGATATACAGGACAAAGTACTTACAACAGCAGGGCAAGAGGTTACATTAGGTGTACAAGGATTACCAAATCTACAAGGAGTACCCTTAACAGTAACAATGCAATATAATGATACAAAGGGTTCAATTTTAACAAAACTTCCTGCTATTTCGGCAAAAGAATTATTGGTTTCATTAACATTATATATTGGTCCATTATTTAATGCAAAAGTTATTACTAATGAAATTATAAATTTACTTTTTCATACTGATTTTACTGAAGAAGATGCAAAAATTATAATAATGGCACGTTCATATTCAAAGTATGAAAGTAAAAATGTTTTTAAATTAGACTTAAATAAGTTATTAAATTTAGAATTAGATACCCAAACCAAAGGTTTAAATGTTGATGCAAATTGTTTTAGAGAAAATATTACAGTTACACAAAAACAAATAGATGTTGTTGCTAATGCACCAAGTGTAAGTAATTTTAGAACATTAATACCTGAATATGATACTGAAATTAGTTCAAATGTTGTTAATGATTATTATAAAAAAATTGGTGAAGCGATTGGTGATGCATTATTGGCGATGTTTTTTAAACAACCAAGTGTTATTTTCTTTGTTAATCTTTATAATAAAATAATGAATGTTAATTTTGATTTTAAAAAAGATATTAAATCATTATTTGAAGATTTAGGTGATTTCTTTAAAGAATTATGGGATGAAGTATATGAAGATTTTTTATGTATTATACTAGAGTTTATTAAAAAAATATTATTAAGATTAGTTATTATTGTAACAATAAAGTTAATTAAGGAGCAATTGAAAAAAAGACAAGATATATTATTATCATTATCTGGGGCTAGATTTGTTTAATTTTTAAAAATATGATAGGAGAAGTTTTTAACACAATACTTGATACTTTAGAAAATATTCTAGGTATTAAAGAATTACCAAATTTTGGTATTATACCCCCACCAATAGTTGTATTGAGCCAAGCAAGAGGTGGTATGTCAGCTTTAAGAGCAGCCAATACAGTATTAGAAAAGAAAAAATCATTAGGTTTACCAACAGGTAACTTAACAGATGGTACTGCAAATTGTGATGATATACTTTGGTATACTGCTATTCAAGCAATTATTAATGAGATTACTAATGAATCTAAAATCTCAAGTGCTACATCACCTGGAACTCAATTAATTGGTACAGGTATTGGTAACTTAGGTATTCCTATTGTAGTTTATGGTTCAACGGTAACATATGGTATTGGTGGTACAATTATTGAATAATAACACTTATATTTATTAATTATGATATTAAACGAAATTCTCTCAAGAAGAAGTGATACTTATTTAAAGGAAAAAAATGATAAACTGATTGAAACTATTAATTTTTTAGTTGATGAATCTGAAAAATATCATTTACAATTAGAAATGTTATTAGCTGAAATTGAAACAACCCCAATTGAGGATGACTTTTTTTATAAAAATGTCAAAAAAGATGACTTTAAAAAAAGAGGTTTGATTTTGGAGGAAAAAATTAAAGCGATTGAAAAAAAATGGGCAGAACTGATTTTGATTTTAAATCAGCGTTTTAACGAAAAATAAAAAATTTCATTGTTTTTTGGGCATCTTTATTTATATTTGTATTTACACACATATGAAAAACATCAATTCAAAATCAGTTAAAATAACAAAGGATACATCTGAAATTTTAAAACTTTATCATCAAGAAATCCGAAATATTGATGATATTGATAAAAAAACAGAGTTAGATATGTTTTTTGAATATAGGCAAACAAAATGCCCTAAAATTAAAAATCTTTTAATTAAAAATAATTTAAGATTTGTAATTAATGTATCTAAGTATTATCATAATAGTGATTTTTATGAACTTACGGATATAATCTCTTCAGGTAATATTGGTCTAATAAGAGCAATTGATGAATTTGACCCATCAAAAGGGTTTAAATTTAGTACATATGCCGTATGGTGGATTAAACAAGCTATTTTAGATGGTATTGCTAAAGAATCAAAAGCAATTAGGCAACCAATCAAATCTCATTCAGTAAATCAAAAATATATAGAACTTAGAAATAAGTTTTATAATCATTATGGTTTTGACCCAATCATTGATGATATAAAAGAAGATTTAGGAGAAGAAACTGCTAGTGAAATCATTGCTAAATCTATAAACGCTATAGATGATAATAATATATTTTCAATTCACTCTTCTTTTAATGGTGCTGAAGAAATAACATATGAAGAAATATTAGCCTCATCAATAATGAATGATAATAATATTTATAGAGATGTTGATTTGAATTGTATAAATTTTAATAAACTTAATAAAATTGAAAAAATTATTATTTCATATAAGTATGGACTTGCTGATAAACCTGAACTAAATCTTAACCAGATAAGTGATATGTTAAATATGAAAGAAAAAGAAGTAAACAAAATTCACAATAACGCAATAAGAAAAATCAAAAATGATTTATAATCTTCTTGAGTCAGTCTTTGGTCACCCTAAAAGTAATGCATCAACACAGATGCAATTTAATTGTCCTGAATGCACGAAATTAAATTATGGTGTTTCCGATAATAAATACAATCTTGAAGTCAACATTGCATTAAATAATAAAGGAAAATACAATAAAGTTTGTAAGTGTTGGAAGTGTGGTTTATCAGGCCCACTTTTTTTTATTTTTAAAAGATATGCTAATAAACAACAGATAGATGAATTTCTTAAATATGAGAATGAACCAAGTGTTATTTCTCAAATAAAAAAATTTAAAGTTTTTTCATTACCTAAAGAATTTATTTCTTTTGAAAAGATGGATAATAATAATCCATTACATCTAGAAGCATATGAATATATAAAGAAAAGAAAAGTTTCAAAATCTATTATCAATAAAGACAAACTTGGTTTCTGTATTGAAGGTTTCTATAAAGATAGAATTATAATACCATCATATGATAATGATGGTAAAATTAATTATTTTATTACTAGAACCTTTAAGGATAATGTTGAGAAGAATCAAGCATATAAATTGCCAAATGCAGATAAAAGAGAGATAATTTTCAATGAAAAAAATATAAATTGGAATGGAACTGTTTATATTGTAGAAGCATACTTTGAATATACTACTATACCCGTAAATACAATCATTTTATTGGGTAAATCCCTTTATGATAATATTTTATCAAAATTAATAAAATATAAACCCAATGTGGTTATTCTATTAAATCCTGATGCAATTGATAAACGACAAAATTTTAATTATAACATGACACCAAACTCATCTTTAGAAATTCAGGAACGATTATTGAGTTTAGGGTTAACAAATGTTAAGATACAAATGTATAATAATGATAATGATTTGAATGCAAATATGCAAAGTTATGGAAAAAAGTATATATTTGATTTAATGAAAACAAATTTAAAACAATAATTAAATGTTTTATTATATGGAAATAAATGTTAGATATAGAAAAAGAAAAATTAGACAAAGAAATTTACAAAAAGTATGAAAAATTAGTATTAAGTTATTTTTACTCAAAAACTTCAAACTCTCAGCTATCAAAAGATTTAAGTGCAGAAACAATGAGTAAAATTATTATCAACTATCATAAAAAGTTGAATAAGAAGACATTAGATAATTGGGTATTTACTGTTACACAAAATCACTTTTATGACTATGTTAGAAAAATTAATCGTAAAAAGTATAAAAAATATGTTTCTTTAGAAAATGGCATAGAAGATATTGAGCCTGTTTATATTAAGCCCGATTATGAAAATCAATTCAATTCCGTGAGCGAAATTATGAAAATTTGTCAAGATGAAACATTGAAAAATTTTTATGAATATAAATATCTCAAACACTATGACAATAAGACGATTATAAAACAAATGAATCTTTCCTATCAAAAAATCAAAGATTTTGACCAAAAATTAGTAACTTTTTTAAAGACAAATCTTACAGACAACCTATTTACATGAAAACAAATGCGTGTGAATAGG